AAAGCCAAAGGATCTAATCAATCTGGCTAACCTAGATGCCGCTATTGCCAAGATGATGGAATTGCTACGCCTTCAGGGTACTAAGCCATCAGGCACGACAGGCGGCACATCTACTTCAACAGGCTCTACAGGCGGGGCAACAATCTTTCCTTTTCCTAGTGGAGCAACAACCATTGCTGAAACCAATGCAAATGTTGCAGCCCTTGGCGGAGTCGTGACACAGATCCTGCCTAACCTTAAAGAGTTCACACCTGATAGTGGAATGATCTCAGGCATCAGCCCAAATGGTCGAGAGTATAACTTCTCTGTAACTGTCAATACTGGCATCGGAGATCCTAATGCTATTGCTGAGGCTATCGACCAAATTCTTATTGATGCAGTTCAGCGCGGTACTCTGCGAGGCGGAGCGTACGAATGACATGGCTTCCAGAATGGCGTGTGACAGTAGGTGATGATGTCTATACGACTGTCATTTCTGTATCTTTCGCATCTGGCCGTTTAGACATTGATCGGCAATGCACAGCAGGTTACTGCCGAGTAGAGATTATCAACGCGAACAATGCGCCTTTTACCATCAATGTCACAGAGCCAATCACTTTAGAGCTTAAAAACAGCACAGGGGCTTATGTCACAGTATTTGGTGGCGAGGTTTCAGACTTTAACATTGGAGTCCGTAGCCCTGAAGAGACTGGCTTTATTACTACTGGCACTATCCTAGGTATTGGATCTCTAGCCAAACTTACTAAGGCTATCTACAACACAGCACTTGCTGAAGGTTTAGATGGAGCACAGATCGCAGCCATCCTAGAGGCAGGGCTTAACCTTTCATGGGCACAGGTGACACCTACGGTTACATGGGATACCTACCCACCTACAGTCACATGGTCAGAGGCAGAGTCCTCTATTGGCACTATTGACTCAGGCTTTTACACAATGATTGCTCTTGCAGCTTCTCCGTCTGCAAAGTCTTTAACGCTTGCTGATCAGATTGCTAACAGCGCATTGGGTCAGATTCATGAGGAAAAGAATGGAGATGTCTCTTATGCCGATGCGGATCACAGGTCTAACTATCTCGCAGCAAATGGCTTTACTAACCTTGACGGGTCTTATGCAACACCAAGTTCTATCACCTCAACAACTCAGATTGCTCGCATCCGTAACAGCCTTATCTACAGATACGCCACAGGATACGGATCAACCTACAGTACCTCTGACACAGACTCCATAGCCTCTTATGGCCTTTTTGAGCGTTCCTTTGACTCTAACATCAAGAACCTAGCAGACATCACGGATATCGCCTCTAGAGAGTTAAACCTGCGTAAGAACCCTAGAGGCTCATTAGGTGCGATTACCTTTCGCCTAGACAATCCAGATATGCCATCGGCCATGCTAGATAGCCTTATCGGGGTGTTCTTTGGTCAGCCGGTGCTTGTGTCTAACTTGCCTAGCAATTTACTCGATGGACAGTTCGATGGCTTTGTGGAGAATGTAGCCCTTCGAGCTACTCCGAGTTTTACTGAGATCACCCTTTACATCTCAGCAACAGACTTCTCACTATCGACCACACAATGGGAAACAGTATTGCCAGCCTCACTTCAATGGACTGGCGTGAATGCTATACTAACTTGGACTAACGCGACTGGAGCACTAACCTAATGGCAACCACTACACCTAATTTCGGTTGGACTGTTCCGACCTCATCTGATCTAGTCAAGAATGGCGCGACAGCCATCGAGACACTAGGCGATGCTGTTGATGCATCCATCGCAGGTCTTACAGTCAATGCACAGACTGGCACTACATACACTGCAGTCAAGGCAGACGGACTTAACGCTATTGTCACAATGGACAATGCCTCAGCCAATACTTTTAGCATCCCAACAGATGCGACTTACGCATTTCCTACAGGCACAACCTTGCTTGTCTATCAGAAGGGTGTAGGGGTTACTACTATCCAAGCTGCATCATCTGGCACAACTACAGTCGTGAGCGCAGGTGCGGTTGCTGCTGCTCCAGTCCTTGCTCGTTACAAGTCAGCAGCATGCATCAAGATTGCTGCTAACTCATGGATCGTTGTTGGTGCAGTTGCATAATGTTAAATACATTAGCTGGAATTATTGCCTCTAGTGGCGGGGCAGCCCCTACTGCTTTAACAGTTGATTACCTTGTTCTCGCAGGCGGTGGCGCTGCTGGAGTTGGTGGTGGTGGAGCTGGTGGATTGCGTTGCACAGTAACAAATACTGGCGGTGGCGGTTCCCTAGAAACTGCATTGACATTAGCACTTTCAACAAATTACACAGTCACAGTTGGAGCAGGTGGCGCAGGTGTAAATGAAGCGCGAGGCAATAGCGGAAGCAACTCAGTATTTAGCACAATCACTGCCACAGGCGGTGGCGGTGGTGGTTACACAGGCGCAACAGGTGCAGGGCTTACAGGTGGTTCAGGCGGCGGTGGCGGTCATAATGGGAACCTTGCAGGTGGTAGTGCTGCTTCTCCAACTCAAGGTTTCGCCGGAGGTACAACCTCATCAACTTTAGGCGGATCTGGTGGTGGTGGAGCTGCTGGTGTTGGCGGCAATTCACCTGGTGACAATGGTGCTAATGGTGGCAGTGGCAATGCTTCAAGTATTACTGGTACATCAGTCACCAGAGGTGGTGGCGGAGGCGGAGGCGCAGGTAACACAAGCACTATTGCCGGCACTGGTGGTAATGGTGGTGGTGCAAATGGTGTAAACAGTGCTACATCTCCTAATGTCGGTGGCGCAGGCGGCACAAACACAGGCGGTGGCGGTGGCGGAAGAAATTACCAAGTTGCGGGCACTGGCGGTAATGGCGGTTCAGGTGTTGTTATTCTGCGTTACCCAACAGCAGCGGGAACAATCACCATTGGTGCAGGTTTAACTGGATCGACAGCAACAGATGGACTTTACAAGGTTACAACAATCACTGCTGGCACAGGGAATGTGAGCTGGGCATAATGGCACATTACGCATTTATTGACGAAACAAGCAAGGTTACAGAAGTTATTGTCGGCATTGACGAAACTGAGTTAATTGAAAACTTAGATCCTGAAACTTGGTATGCCAATTTTAGAGGCATGACATGTAAGCGCACATCATTTAATGGCAAAATCCGCTACAACTATGCAGGCATAGGTTTTACTTACGATCCTATCGATGATGCTTTTATTGCTCCAATGCCAGAGTGTGGGCATGAAGAATTATTGTTAAACAATCTAAAGCGATGGGAGTGTTCAGCTTGTGAAGCCGCGTTTAAGCAAAGCCGCGATTCAATTGCGTGAGCAGATTGATGACTCGTTCCCAGATCGTGACCGCGCATCGGATGGTTGGATCGGTGATACCCGACACGCTGCTCGCAAGTCAGATCATAATCCTGATGAGCAGGGTTGGGTTCGTGCCATTGATGTGGACAAAGATTTATTCAAAGGCGGAAAGCCAGACATCATGGGAGATCTTGCTGATCAGCTTCGTACCTTGTCCAAGTCAAAAACAGACAAGCGTATTAGTTACATCATTTACGATGGACGAATCTGCTCGAGCATCCTCAACTGGAAGTGGCGTAAGTACACAGGGGCTAACAAACACACTAAGCACATGCATGTTAGCTTTAAGAAAGAAGCTGACAATGATGAGGCTTTTTTTCAAGTATCTATGTTAGGTGGACAATAATGAACGAACTAAAGACAGCAGCAGGCTCATGGGCTAGAGCATTCCTAGTAGCAGTTATCTCAATGGCAGCAGCTGGGGTCACAGATCCTAAGGCTCTTATTGCAGCAGGCATTGCTTCAATCCTTCCACCTGTACTGCGCTACCTCTCACCTAATGATCCTGCTATGGGAATTAAGAAGTGACACAGTCAGACTTCTTTCAGCTTTACATAGCCACCATCGTGGCACTCGGTGGTCTCTCAGGCTTTGTCATCACACATCTATTGACAGAGATTAAGCGACTCCATGCGCGTGTCGATGAGATCTATAACATCTTATTAGAGCGATAATTTAATCATGGCAAGAAAAGCAACTAAGGCACTAGAGGATCAGGGCTACTCAAAGCTTGATGCTTATTGCATTGGACTTTATGAATACTTCTGCTCTCTTAAAAGAGCAGGCTTTGCTGAAGATATTGCGATGTTCATGATTACAGAGCCACAGTCTTATCCTCATTGGATCTTGCCCGATCCTGTCTTGCCGGACAAGTACGGTAATTACGAGGACGATGAGGATGACGATTAAGCGCATTGTCGTAGTCTCAGACCTTCAAGTGCCTTATCACGACAGGGTTGCCACTCGCAACCTTGCTTCGTTTATTCAGAAGTTTAAGCCAGACCAAGTCGTGACCATTGGCGATGAGATTGACCTACCCCAGATAAGCAAGTGGGAAGAAGGTCGCATGGGCAGTTACGCCCAGACTCTAGATGATGACCGCAATGAGGCCGTGAACCTATTGTGGGAATTAGGTGTTACCGATTGCATCCGCAGCAACCACACGGATCGCCTCTATAACATCATCATGGCTAAAGTACCCGCTTTCGGGGCATTGCCAGAGCTGCGCTTTGAGAAGTTTATGAAGTTCGATGAGCTAGGCATTACCTTCCATAAGAACCCTATGCCTATCGCGCCTAACTGGATCGCAGTCCACGGAGACCATACACCCATCAAGCCACAAGGCGGGCTATCAGCCCTTGAAGCAGCCCGTAGGCATGGCAAGAATGTCATCTCAGGACATACTCACAGAGCAGGGCGTTCGGCCTTCTCAGAGGCCTCTGGTGGCCGTATAGGGCGTGTCCTGCATGGTGTCGAGGTAGGTAATCTTATGGACTTCAAGCAGGCTCATTACACTAAAGGCTCTGCTAACTGGCAACAGGCTTTCGCCATCATCTATGTAAACAAGGCTAAGGTTCAGGTCGATCTTATCCACATTGAGAAGGACGGCACATTCATCGTGTCTGGCAAGTCCTACGGCAGGCCTAGATAATCGTTATCAATTCGTTACCAGAATGTGCTTGATTAGTAGCACACTTCTGTCACACTAAGTCTGTAGCCAATCGAGGGCATTGGCGCAGATAGGAAAAAAGATGAGCTTTGAGATGCCAATGATTGTGTTGCTTCTAGCAGCTAACGCATTGTGGTACTTAGTAGGA